GCTTACTGCCACTCTTAAAATTTTAGAACGTGGTCTTGACAAGGGGCCCATTATAATGTGATGGCTTGATAACTGTCGATGAACTGCCTAAAAACTACATATCTTTTAGAATCATATCATGGCTTAATGATAATAATAACCGCGTAAACGTCACCCAAACGGGAGAAAAATATGATTTAGGGTCGATGTCCGGGGCGAACATGGGCGGCGTAACGATAACCTTATCAGGCGGTGGAGTACCTAGTAATAACTTAATGCCAGCTAAGGCTGTATACATCTGGTTACGTACCGTATAGCTGTCGATGAGTTGGCAAAACACTCGCATACTGTGTATTGGCACGCCTCTAGTTCCGAGGGAAATGAATATGCTTGTGGTGATGGATCGGCGCCTGCTAATACTGAAACTAAGTACGCTGGTGGTGATGCTCCACATAACAACATTCCGCCGTCAAGAGCGATTTATGCGTGGTTTCGCATCGCTTAGGCCGTCCGGGACCATATATAGCACGCCCTACTCGGTTGTAGGTTGTTGTGAGGCTTGTCACCACCAAATGGCGCTATCGGCGGATTTAAATACCGGTTACCATACCTGTTATTTATGCCGTGTGTTTGGATGACCTCTTGTACCGGCGGTGTAGTTTTATCGTCGTTTTGCGTCTGAAACGATAACTTAGGGTATACTTTTGCCAACTCATCGACAGTGAGTTGGTGCATCCGCTCCCCGTAGGTCTGACCCGCGACGAACTCGAAGCTGCCGAATTTGTCTGTACCTTTGCCTTGGGAGATGAGGGTCAGCCCGGGGTCCAGCATCTGCCAAGTGCCGCCGAAGAGTGTTCCCGGGTCGGTCGCTTTATCGCTGATATAGTAGCTTCCGACGGGATGAGCGGCCAGGATGGCGTCTTTCTTTGCCTGCGTGATGGTGTCGGTGATGAGCTTCTTAAGGGCTGCGATGTCGATGGCCTGGCCGTTGATATCCGCGGCGGCCCGGACGCCGTTCCCGGACGTCTGGGCGTCGTGGAGCGCTTCCAGGTTATTGTTAACGTAGTCCAAGATGCCGGTGTTGTCGGCATTGACCAAGGGGGACGTACGTCCGTAAGTCCCCGCCTGGATGATGTTATTGCTGGCGTCCCGGAGCTCCGGGACCTGATAAGCCTGCTTCTTCATCACTTCGCCTCCGTTTCCGTAGCAGCCGTGGATGCGGCCTGCGTGTCTGTGCCAGTGGTATCAGTGGTTGTCGTCGCATCGGCTGTGGTGGCTGCATCAGATTTAACTGTATCGGTAGATTCGGTATCAGTTGGTGCCGTGGTTGGAGTGTCACCTGTTGTGACGGAGCCGGTGACGGGGTCCACGGTCGTCGGGGCTGCGCTGGTATCTGCTTTCACTTCTCCCTTCTTGGTGACAGTCATGACGACAGCATCACCATAATCAAAATCCGTATCAGTATCGGCATTTAAATTAATCATGTTTCCGACGTCATCGATAAGCGTGTACGTCGTACGGGATGCAACTCCCTGAGGATATGTGACCTTGCCGTTTACTTTAAATTCTTTTTTCATATTGATTTCCTCCTATAAATTTGATACGTCAACTCGACTAAAAGCAGGCGAAAAATTGCCCTTAAATGCCAGCGAATCGAAAGGCATAGTTACGGCCACCCCGCTGTCTGATTGTGAGCTTTGGTTCCCGTTACCAAGGGTGTACCCCCCCCCCAATAGGTTGATTTTATCTTTAAATACTTTCGCCATTTATTCCTCCTTTAGTTCGTATATAGATTCAAAAGCTTCCTTGGGCATTGTACTTTCTGTATATTCACCGTTCGTTTTATAGCGGAATACGTAGTCTCCAGAATCATTTTGATATGCTTCTACCTCAAATGGCTTTTGAACATACTTTTTATATTCCATAATTACCTCCTACGAAACGGAATAGGGAACCGTATTCGGGTCAATAGCAATAAACCCTGCTGTGCCTTGGCATATAGTCTTGTCAGAATTTACATTAAAGCCATATGAATTTATTTTGAGTCCTGAATAACTAGACCAAGTCGCATCGCCGCTCGAACTATTAACGTTGGTCTTCTTTTCGCTACCATAGTCCACGATATAAAATATGTATCTAAGTGTTGCTACAAACTTTATATTTGATTTACCTTCTACGTTTACCCCTGTTGGTAATCCGGTGGCGGCATAAGCGCTACCAGACTCATAAGAGTAATAGCTGTAGTTACTTTTTTTAAGAATAGATTGGTTATCCAAAAGCACTTCCAAATCCCCGTAGACTTCATAACTTTCCCCGTTAAGAGTCGAGCCTCCGCTTCCTGAATATTGAAGTGACTGAGGTTTCGTCTTATACCCACCAGCTAACAATGAGCCATCAATATTAAAAACAGAAGCTGCCTCAGGTATGCTTGCAGACCATGTAACTGTCTTTGTTATACCACCTTTAGGGATATCAAACTTGCCAGGATTGACAAGAGAGCCTTCATTATGGGCGTCGTTGCTTCCAGATTTTAATATTGTCCTGCAAGCAATATCAAATCCAGAAGTCGATACGTTTTCAGCTGATATATATTGGTATAGGTTCGCATTTGTATATCCAGTTATTGATGTTTGTAAGGAAATAGGAAAGGCAAAAACAGTCGGAATAACGTCCCACGGATGGTTAAATCTAACCGTTTGTCCATCCTTTGCTGTTCCAGCACAGAACCTCCCTACGCCAGAAAACGGGTTCCCGTTACTGTCTAAAAAAATCATACCGCTTTCGTTAAATTGAACGGAGCCACCACGCAATTCCTCAACTGTCATGCCGTTTTCGTCTAAAGTTACGGCTCCGCCGACAATCTTTAAGGCACCAGCCATATTGATTTCATTGGCCGCTAATTTGTCTGCCGTAACGGCTCCCGAGGTTAATTTGTCAGCGGTGATAGCTCCTACCCCGATAGAATCAGCAGTAACAGCTCCGGCCGCTATCCGGTCAGTAGTGATAGCCCCGGCTTCGATTTTCTCTGTAGTTACAGAGTTGGAGGCCAGCTCGTTAGAGGTAACACTATTCGCGGAGAGTTTAGCTGTACTGATAGCTCCGTCTGCAATCTTAGTGCCGATTACCTGCTTATCTCCGAGGTAGGAGGATACTATTACCCCATTGTCGAAGATGGTATCCCCGGTAATATGTACCTTACTGCCGTTTATCGCAACCCCTTCTTTAGACAGGTTGATTTGCTGGATAAGTTCGCCGGTTTTTACTCTCATAGCAATATCGTTCTGGCTCTGAACAATAGCTGTGTAGTTACTATCCACCTTAGTTTTCGTATCTGCCAAATCTTTCTGGGTAGCAGAAAGGTCTGTGACTACCGAAGAAATGCTATTTGCATTTTGCGTGATTTGAGAAACGAAGGAAGTATTCTTAGCGTCCTGAGCTTTCTTATTATCAATTACGGTCGTCTGAATGGTAGCTGTGTCCTGCTTAATCTGGCTGATTTGGGTATCCACCGACGTGTTGACCTTGTCCTGGGCTGTTTTGTTGCTCTGCACCGTCGACGACAAGCTGGTAGCGTCCTGCTTAATCTGGCTGATTTGGGTATCCACCGACGTGTTGACCTTGTCCTGGGACGCTTTCATGGTCGCGAAAGTCGAGGACAGCTCCGTTTCGGATTTGTTCAAATCGCTGATAGACTTATAGACACTGCTTCCCGGGTCCAGATTCAAGTTATTGACGATGCCGTTCACTTCGCTGTCGAGCGATGTGATGCGCGGAATCGCCATGTTGGCGTTATTGACAGCCGTCTTGATGTCCTGGTCGACGTTTTTCAGCGCTACGGCGTTATCGGCCAGGAACTGCTGGTCGACCTTGTCCGTGACGTAGACATGAAGCGTGATGCTCTTTTCGCCTTCGCCGAAGAGGTCATAGTAGGCGGCGGCCACATCGTAAATCCCGGCCGTCTTCACGGCATGGTTAATAGTCGTGTTCTTGGTCTTTTCCAGCTGGTCGTTGATGTAGTAATCGACGCCCAGACACCCGGCGGGGATGGCCCCAACCTGAAGACGCAAGTTGCCGATGCCGGCCTGCGCGTCGATAGTTGGCGCAGCTGGAATATTTTTGTTGTACTGGAGCACGGCCGGGCGGCTGTATTTGTGGTCCATACTGCACGCAAAGACACAGACCGTGCCCGCACGGCTCTTGAGAGGAATTGTCGTGCTGAGCCGGTTCGTGCGGGCCAGAAGGCCTGCATCGTCGGCGCCGGCATTCGTATCGGTACGGATTTCGTAGTATTTGATGTCGCAGTTCGTAACAGAGTCCCAGCTGATATGCGAGGCCTCATCGAAGATCAGGCTGACGTTGTCAGGCGTATTCGGTATGAGCTTCTTCGGCTCGACATAGATTTCCGTGTAGGGCGCGCTGTCAGCGTCGGTGTACAATCCAAGTTCGTCGGCCGTGCACACAGCGATTTTGTAATATTCGCCAGCTATTGCAGGCGAGATAGTCAGCTGGTTCGCCCCGGCCCCGGCAAAGGTCCAGTCGGAAGAATACCCCGTCTTCTCAGCGGCCACGCCGTCCTTTAAGACCGCGTTCTGAGCCTGCGTACCCGTACGTTTGTAGTAGACCTGCCCGGTCAACTTATCCGGCTGCCAGGTAATCGTGATGGAGTAGAGAGGCGTTCCATCGGACAGGAACGCATACTTTTCGATAGCGGTCAGGTCCGTCGGCGTCACAGCGGGCTCTACGTGGCCGGTACACTGCACGGTCGCGGCCACGGGCTTCGACTCGATGCCGTCAAGGACGGAGCAGACCTTCACGTGATACGTGAGCGGCGGCGTGACGTTCTCGATGGTCGCGCAGGTGCCAAAAACGGTGTTGACGCGGGTCCAGTTCTCACCGTCCCAGGAGTAGTAGACGTGGAAGTCATCATACTTCGCGCTCTTCGGCACGTCCCAGGACGCATAGATGCGGCTGGTCTTGACGCCGGCGTAATTCTTATAGACCTGTTCGACGAGGGCCAAGTTCGTCGGCACCGTCAGTTGAGGCGGCGTTGCGTAATCGATTTTCGGGTATTTCGAGTAGTCGAGCTCGAAGACGGCGTCGTCGTACTCGACGGCTGTGATGCTGACCCTCTGCTCGCCGTCGCGCTCGATCTTTGTGATGCGGAATGGCTTCGCCGCTTTATCCTTAAGCCCCAACACGTAGTTGTCGAGAGCAGCAGGGACAGCCCCATCGTCAAAAGCTGCAGTGACGGTAATCGTATCGGTCGTCGTGTCCGCCGTAAAAGCCGTCACTTCGCGGCTGATCAGCGCGTCGTTCGTCGACAGCTGGAACATGATGGTGTACGCCTCTCCCTTGGTAAAGGTGACGGTCTTGTCGAGCTTGACCGTCGTACCGGACACCAACACGATGCGGCCACTGGCCACGCCGATACGCGGCACCTGGGAGTTGACGCCGATGAGGTCGCCGTACTCGCAGACAAAAGCGTTGACGTCGGCCGAGAACTGGATGGTCTGTAGCTGCCGTTCGTTGGTGGCCAGGGCGTAGACAGCTTCGCGGTACGCCTGTGTCCGGCTGGATACGCCGAACAGCGACAGCTGCGCTGTATTGTCCTGGCCATTCGCTTCGGACGAGGCATAGGCGTCGGAGCGGATGAAAAACTCCGTATTCTTGAAGTCGTTCTGCGTGTCGTTGTACGTGACCTGCAAGCTGTGGGCCCGGTCCTCGGTCGCGGAGAACTCGCCTTTTACCGAGGAGATGAGCGTCCGTCCTTCGCCGAAGACCTGGTGGATGACACCGGGCTTATCGACGACGACGCCGAGCTGGAGACCATGGCGCACCAGGGTCGCATGAGCGACAGCCAGGGCCTTGTTCGCGGCTTCGTACCGGCGCAGGGACGTGTCATAGTACGCGTCGAAGCGGAAGCGGGGCTCTGTCGAGCCGTCAGCGTTCTTCACATCCTCGTCAGCATAGTCCGCCGCGGCCTGCCACTGGTCCCAGTATTGCGTAAAGCGCTCCTTCGGGCAGCCATCGACATGATACTCTTCGGTCTGCGTGTTGACGTTAAAGAGCTTCCGGCAGTGATGCAGGATGTCGTACGCGGCCCACACCGGGTTGCGCAGGTCCACTTGTTCGTAAGCCTGCGTTTCCGGGTTCCAGACGTAGCCGATAGTGCGGCGCTGGCGCCAGTTGATGTCCGGCACGCCGCCGTTGAGCTGGTTCGTAGCTTTGATGCGCAGGGCCACGAGGACCTTGTTCGGACGGCTGTAGGCGCTGTCGTCGGCAAAAGAAGACAAGGTATTCCACTGCATAAAAGAGCAGTCCCGGGACGTGTGAGGCAGACTGAGGGCTGTGACCCGCACATCGTAGCGGGCCGGCTCCAGGCCTTTGATAGCGTATGAACGCCGTACGCCGCTGTTCGTCGCCTTCGTGATGTAGTAGTCGCATTTCTGGACGTAGATCTGTACCCCATCCAGGCTGAATCCATCACGGAAGCTGAACACGCGTTCGCGAGTAAATGCGATGTAGCCGTTATCATAGCGGTCACCCTTGTTCAACGCTGGCAGGTCGAAGACTTCAGAGCGCTTATTGCTCCGGATGACCCACTTCCAGGTAGTCTCGGTGCGATAGTGATTACGCACTTTCACACGCGTCGTAGTGTCCTGCCGGTCAATGGTCCACACTTCATCGCGGTCCGCTTTTGCACCGGCGGTTACATTACTGATAAGGCTGGACGAAGAGTGCGCTTCGTACATGTTGCCGCCACGCCAGTCCGACGTCCCGGTCTTCCGATACTCGATGCGGAACCGCGCGGTGCAGCCTTCATAGTTCCCGTCGTCGTTCATGTGATACAGCCCGGACGGCCAGGACACGGTCACGTCGATGCGGTTGCAGTTCTCCATATCCGTCGAGCGCACGACCGGCTTATTCTCTGCCAGGGTCATGTCGACGTACTGGTCGGCGACGGTGCTGCCGAAAAACGGTATCGGGGACTGGTTGTTCGTCCCTTTACGTGTTTCAATCTGCACGTCGCTGAAGTTCTCGATGGGCGTGTGCCCGATGCGGATGTCATCGATGCTTTCTACCGGCCCGTAGCCGCCACTGTACAAAACGTTCAGGTACTGGTTGTTCTTATCCTGGTCATCGCTGTTCGTCGTCTCGACGTGATACATAAGGAGCTGCGGCGCAGGGATACACTCACCAAACGTCTCGCCGATGACGCCGCCTTCCTGGGTCTGTACATTCGGCAGCTCCCAGCCATAGGTCGGTGAGCTCTGGTCGTCAACGCCGCGGGATGCCGCCTGGTTGAGGTGGAAAATGCTGTTGATGATTTTCCCGCCAAGGATCATGACAGCGCCGGACGCCAGCGCACGCAAAGCCAGGGACGACCAGCCGACAAACATGGCCGGCGCTGCGATCATGAGTCCGACCATAAGGACGGTGCCCAAAATCTTTTTGAAGCCACCACCCGCTACGTGCGGCAGGATGAGGAGCTGCATGCCGTCCTTGACGTAGAAGGTCTTCGGGTCGCGGACCCACATGCCACCGACGTAGGCGTCCTTATCGCGCATATCGGCATAGCCTGCCAGCGTCATGCCGGCGATATAGTCTTTAGTCTGGACCTCCGTCTTTGGATGGTCGTCAAATATGTTTTTTACTAAAATGATGTCAATCATGTCTTATCTCCCACCCAATCATAAAAGCCCACAATCCGGGGCAGCCAGCGCCGCACCCGGTCGACGACGACCGACGTATGGTAGGCGTGGATGAACTCGCCATAACCGATATAGACGCCGCAATGGTTCGCCCAGCCCTCATCGGCCAGCCGGATGACGACAAGGCAGCCGTCTTCCGGCTGGTCCAGGCGGTGCCACGGCGAGTGGTCGCGCTGCCAGACGAATTTCTGACCGATAAGCTTGGTGTCCTGGGGGTCGAACAGGTTATCCGGCAGCTTGATGCCGCGGCGGCGGTACAGCTCCATCGCCAGTCCCCAGCAGTCCAGGCCCTTTTGCGGGTCCCGGCCGTAATCGACGTAAGGGGTACCGATAAGGTCATCATACTTAAGCATAGTTGCCCACCATCCCCTGTTCGCCACCAAACCGCGACGGGATGCGGCACTCAGCGCGCGTGTTGTTGCAGGCACTGGCCGCCCCGGCGTACCCGCAACGGATATCTTTGAATCGGAACGGGCAGTAGTTACTCATGTAACAGTGCAGCGGGAACTTAAAATTGAGCTCCGGCGAGCAGCCGAGCTTGAAGGTGATCCACGACTCATCGTAACTGACGGAGTTGACCGAGAACTCGATAGTCATCAGGGCCTCCGTGCGGGTCAGCAGATTTTCATGTACCAGGTACATCGTGACTTTGGCGTCGGCCAGCCCGTTGTACTGCTGGAGATATGACTGGATGAGGCCACCGCAGTTGCTTACCGTGAGGTCGACCGTCGGGATGGTCTGCCCATCTGTCGTCATCTGCGAGAAATTGAACGGGAAACGAACAAATGTTTTTCCGTTCCATTCTACATCTTCCGTATTCCGGGCTAGATAAATCGGCTCGGTTAATTTGGCATGCTCGATTTTAAGCAGCACCAGGAAAGGTGCATCGGATGCCAGTTTATTCTTTTCTAGGATTGCGGCCGCTTCCCAAACAAGCATGGCTTACACCTCCTCAAATTGCGCGGTCACGGTCCAGCCGACAGGCTGGTAATACTGGAAACTGAGGTCCGCCGCGAACCGCACGGCATGCGTTTCTTTCAATGAGTAATCGGTGAAGGTGAACATATCGAACGTACCGACGCTCCGGAAGAAATCCCGGAAGACCTTCATCTGTTCGTCGGTCAGGCATGTCCAGGTATAGGACATCGTCTCTTTCACCCTCGTATTCCGCGGCCGGGTCTGTTTGTACCCGCCGTCGGTCTCCGTCGTGATGGTGCTGGCCGCCAACGTGATCAAATCAGTGTCACCGGAGTTCGAGGCCGCTGTGGTCATCGGCGCCGGCAGCTTATCAGCGGGAAAAACTTTCGTGCTCATTTATCTAACCCCCAAAGCAGCTTTTAGGTTCGTTGCCGAGCCGTCGACGTTGTTGTTGACGTCCTCGACGACAGCGTTCAAGATCCACCTGCGCATCGAGCTGTCATAATGGCTGTCCTTGACGCTGACCTGGCTGCTGCTGTTATTGATGATATTGACGACGGGAGCACCGCCGCTGTTAGTGTTGCCGCGGGCGTTGACAATGCCCTGGGCCATCCGGGCGTACGTGTCATCGTTGAGCGGGAAAACTCCCTCTTCTTCTTTCCCTTCGCCCAGCATGGCCAGGGTCGGGGCGGTGACGCGGCCGCCGTTTGCAAAAGCCGGCACCGAGAAGGACGGCAGGCCAGCGCCAGAGTACAGTCCGGTGCTATAGCTGCTTGCGTAACTCCATCCGGAGCCGAAAACGCCGGCTGTCGGCTGAGCGATACCCAGGAAGCCGCCCAGGAGGCCCATCGTGATCTTCGCGGCGGCCCACTGTGCGGCAATCTTGACGATGGTGTCGAGGATGACCTTGCCCATGTTCTGCGCTAATTTACCGACGTTCGAGATGTTGTTTCCGAGGTCGGAAAAGACACTCGACAGGCCGGACGAGATAGACGACGCCGCTTCCTCGGCGATACCATATGTCGAGATGCTGGCGGCCCGCCACTGCGAGTAGAAGAGCTGCATGGCCTTGCTCTTTTCATCCCACTTGATGTCATCAAGACCCTGCTTGGAGTAGACGAGTTTGCTGAGCCGGGAAACATCCAGATCCGATATAGCATCCTTGACGGAGTTGTCGAATTCCTGACGTCGTTCTTCTTCCCGTTTCTTCGTGAGTTCCAGGTATCGCGCAGTATACCACTCGTTGACTTCGGCCATCGCCTCGACGTCGTTCTTATGCGTCGCGACACTCTTGAAACGGGCTTCCTTTTCCTTCTGGAGCGTATCCAGATTCTTCTTGAGTTCTGCGTCGTAGAGTGCGGTGTAGTCGCCCTTCATCTGGGCGTTGACTTTCGCTGTATCATCGCGCAGCTGTTGTTCGGCCTGGAGCCGCTTTTCGTTCAGTTGTTTGACCTGTTCCAGCTTGTACTCTTCTAAGAGCTTTTTCGCTTCCGACGTGTCCACGCCGCCGACATTTTCGACGGCCCGGATTTTCTGGTACTTCTGCGCGTAGGACTTCATGAGGCCGAGCATGCCCTTTTCGTAGTCCGTGCCGGTCTGCGTCTCTACGTCGCCGCGAAGTTCGTTGAGGATAGCGGCGTAGTCCTGCTTTGCTTTTTCCAGCCTTTTCGCTGCTTCGGCCGCCGCCTGGTTGACGGCTGTCTTACCGACGAGGCTGCTCTTGACGGTCATCCCACCCGTGGCTTCTGCCAGCGAGCCGTAGCCCCGGATGCCGCCGAAAGTATTGCTAAATTCATCAAGTGATAAGTCATGGACGCCGGCGCTGGACTGACGGCTGCGGACCATGCCGTTACCGATGTAGATGCCGACGTGACCCGCCGTGTCGACGAGGTCACCGACCTGTAAGGCGCCGCGGACGGCATCCAGATTTCCAGCGTGGTATGCTCCCAGGGATTTAAATGATGAGTCGTTGACGATGCCGTCACCAAAGGGGTCCGTTTTACCAAGCTGAGTAAAAACGTCCTTGTAAATCTGGTGGACGAAATCGTCGCACCAGCCAGCGGCGTCGCTGCCGAGGTTGCCGCGCCACTGCTCGCCGTCCCAGTAGTCTTTCATGGCGTGATAAGCAGCCAGCTCGCCTACAGGGACGTCGTATTCGACCGGCTGAGACGCCGCTGTACTACCGTTATCCGGCACCTGCTTCGACGTCATGGCATTCATATAGCTCAACACGGAGTTAACGTACCCGATGTTAGAGTCCGTCGCGTTGCCGGCGTTGTACGCCGAAATGGTCTGATTCAGGTCGCCGTACTGTTGATACAAGTCAGCTAAATAGCCGCCGACGGCCATGATGTTCTGGTTGTAGTCGGAGCCGGCGCCGTAGCCCTGGCCGCCGGCGTACTGATTGGCGATGTCCTGGGAAATCTGACCTAAGCCATAGTGCGCGCCGTCCGAAGACCAGGCCGTGGCGTTGCCATGGCTTTCTGTTTTGATGATCGCCGCGATGAATTCAGGTGATACACCCCAGTAGCTACCTGCGTATTTGATTTCATTCGCATACGGGGCGAGTTCCGGGTCATTTTCAAAAGAGTATACCGTCTTCATCGGTGTCGCGGCCTTTTCCGCGGCGGCCGACGAAGAGCCACCAGAAGAGGAGCCGCCTCCGCCACCGCCACTAAAGTCAAAGGACGGATAGCTATCGTTTACATTATTAGCGGCATTCTCCGCTTCTTGACGGGCTTCTTCTGCTTTTTGATACTGAATAAAGTTATAAGTCTCACTACCCTTTTCACCTGCAAAATGATCATATAATACTTGGTACTTAGGGTTACTCGGGTCTATAAGATCTTCAGTAGCACCACCATTACCCACATCACCTAAACCCATCGGATCATTTTCAGGGCTCTCATTTTCAGGGCGCTGGCGATAAAATTGGCCATCACGATTTACGTAAGTGTAACCATCGTCGCCGGTCCACGTATTACTTTTCGCGGCTTCATACTTCGCATTGAAATACTTGAAAGCGCAGTAAGCGGCATAAAGAGCCGCCGCTGCAACACCCATCCATCCGCCGGCCATCATGGACAGCGCTGACGTGACCTTTCCGATAGCGCCTAGGCCCTGGCCAGCTGCTTTTACGGTTTTAGCCCCGGTCTGCATAGCGGCATTACCGGCCACGACGTGACCCTTTGCGACGTCCTTGGTCTTGCTTTCGGTCTTCGCCAGGCCACCCTGAGCAGCGGTGTTGGCGGCAACGCTCTTAGCCCCGGTATTGGTCGCTTCGACGCCGGTAGCGACTTCCGCAACCTTCTCCCGTTCGTTAGCCGCGATGACTTCTTCCGTCGATGCGACTTTAGCCGCGTTGGCTTCCTGCTTTACGACAGCGCCTTCTTCAGCGGCGGCACCGGCAGCTACCTCAGAGTCTGCGACTTCACCGTTGGCCACGATGACCTCTTCGTTTGAGGTGATTTTCGCGGCATTGGCTTCCTGCTTTACGACGGCTGCTTCCTGAGCCACTGTACCGGTAGCCGCTTCCGACTCAGCTACCTGCGCGTTGCTTTCGGTCATGCGCGCGTTAGCTTCCTGCACGCCTGTCGCCGCTTCCTGCGCGGCCAGGTTGATTTGCTGATAGGCCGCCGTCATCCGGCTCCGGATCTGTTCAGCCGCGGCCGCCGCTTCTTCCCCGATTTGTGTGAATTTTTCGGCCAAGAACTTCTGCGTCTCTTCAGCCGACATGTTTTCATGTTCGGCCGTCTTAATGGCTTCCTTGCGACGCTTCTGGTACATCCTGTCAGAATCTGCAATAGACTTTTGGATATAGCGTTCCTGTTTTTTGGTCAGCTGGTCGAGCTGCTTTTCTTCCTGCGCCGTCGAGCCGTTTTTCTGGCCTGCGCCTAGAACGTTGCGGGCCGTATCGTACATATTCTTGCCGGCGGTTACGGCTTTACTGGCCATCTGCAAGGATTTGTAAATGGCCAGTAGTTTCGTACCCTCGACGATGACCGTGCTGATTTCGTTTTTATTCTGGGCGACAATCGTGGCTACTTTAGCGAGCCCCGCCTGCACGCTCGGCAGGATCTGCGATACCAAAGGAGCCAGCGCAGACCCGGCGACGACACCGAGCTTGCTGAACTGCATGCTGACTTCCTGCATGTCCATATAAGCTTTGTGCATCTCTTCCGGGTTCAGTCCGACGCCTTTGATTTTAGATGCCCGTTCCGCTGCTTCCGTATAATTGTCCAGGGTCTTCGTAAGGGCCAGGCCACGGACGCCGAGAGTGTTCATCAGGAATTCCTGCCCCTGGCCTGCGGCCTTCGCCTTTTCGTAGCCCTTGGCGAGTTCGCCCAGCTGTTCATTCAGCGGTTTCAAGTGGCCCGACGAGTCGGTCATCGAGATGCCGAGCTGCTGCATGATGCTGCGGGCCTTATCGCCGGCGGATCCCGACGACGAAAGGGTCTTGTCGAAGCGCATCATAGCCGCAGCCGCGGTATCGACGTCGCCGCCGGTCAGCTTCATGACCGCGTTTAACTGGCCCGCCTGAGCGGCGGACATGTTGTAGCGCTGTCCAAGCTGATAAACGGCTTCGCCGGCATTAACGGCACTTTGGACGACAGCGTTCAGGCCGAAGCCACCAGCGGCGATGCCGGCCAGTTTCGTGAGATTCCCGGCCAGACCGCTGATTTTCCCGGCCACTTCGTCTACGCTGCCCGAAAATTCTTTCACCGGGCTCACGCTGAAGGTCTGGTTCAGCGCCTCTTTCGATTTATTCAGCTCCTGGGACAGACCGGTACTGTCCGCCCCGATTTTGATCATAAGGTCCGCTAAGGTGGCCAACGTCTACCCCTCCTCTTTCGGCATCATCGATGGAAGCCCGACGGCTTTCAAAAATTCTTCGCGCTCCAGGCGCGGGTCCGGCTTGTCCTCCGGATGCAGTCCATAGTAGATAGAGTCGGGCTGGACAACCTGGCTGGTCATACAGCTCATGATGCAGGCAGTGAAATAGGACTGCTTACGTTCCTGCTCTTTCTTGCGGAGCAGATAGCCCTCTACCATTTTATTAAACTCATGGATCTGCAAGGCCTCGAACTCATCCGGTTTAAGTGCCAGCGGCCCATAGGCCACCGGCTCAGCGTTCTTTATCCATTCTTGTGCGGAGCCGACGACGACGCTGCCTTTTTCTTCGTCTCCGTCTTGACGTTTTTTCCCGGTACCCTCACGCGGGTGTAGAGCCCGGTCTGCAAGATGGCGCCGATAAAGTTGGCCGTCATGTCGTCGATGCTGTTCCCGTCATCGCAATAGGCCTGCAAAAGGTCATAGACCTGGTCGTCGTTGCGCTTACCGTGCAGTTTATCGTGGATGCCCCAGCGGAGCATGGATACCAGTACGTCGAGGTTGCAGCTGGCTACCAGCTGGCCGACACCGTCGCCCATGATGGACAAGATGGACCGGCCGACTTCGCGTTCAATGTGGCGCAGGTCGCCGATAGTAAGATATAAGCTGTACTGGGTTCCGCTGATGGTAATATCAATCGCCTCTTTCAAAATGCATCACTCCTTATGAGTAAAAAGGGCGTCGCGTTACACGACACCCACCAATGTTTCCTACGCAGAAATAGTCACGTTCACAGCAACTTTTAAATCAGCCGTCAGCATGACATCGAGCGTACAGCTCGTGGTCAGCTTCTGCAAATATTCCTTCTTGATGGTAAGGACGCCTTCGGCATACGAGTAGTCGACTTCCTGCGTCAGCGGGACGTTGTCGCAAGTAATGCTGCGGACAAAAGCGTCGACCGGCGTGACGTTGACCGTAGCGTCTTTGGCGCTGGCCTTGGTAAAGGTGATCGTCGGCGATGCGATGGCCGGTGTACCGACTGACTTGATACCGCTGATAGCGCCCTTGCCCTCTAAGGTCATCTTGAGCGTCGATACCCCGTTGTAGCTGTGTTCTTCATCGAGGCTCGTAATGGCGGCCCAGCCGGTACGATACGAGCCATCGGGGTATTCCTGGCGGATGTAAATCGGCTTGCGGGCTTCGTAGCGGTTGTTGACGATTTCATAAGCGGCACTGTTCAGCACGTACAGACCTTCATACGAGATGGTCCAGGACAGCATGCCCGGCAGCTTTTCGCTGTAGTTGCCCGAGTCTTTCGACGTGGCGTCGATAGAGTCGGCTTTACGCTGCAAAGGCGTACTGCGCTGGCCGCCCAGGAGCAGCCAGTTCGTCGGGTTCTCCGTAAGGGCCACCAAGAGCAGCGTATCTTTACCGGCGACGGCTTTGACGTTATCGTCAGCCACCGGCAGGTTCTTAATTTGTTCTTCGGTTAAAGCCATTGTGTTCCTCCTAATCTGTTTGTTCTACGAGATATTCGACCTGGATGACTCCATGATAGGCCTTGTCACCGTTCTCATAGAGCTCCCCGGTCGTCTGATAGAGCGATACCGTAGCGCCGCCGACCTGACGGAAGCCGTCTAACGACAGCTGATACTTGGTCAGCAGCGTGACAATATCGTTCATGATACCATTTACTTCGAGCTTACCTTTCTGGTCGCTCCAGATGTGGAGCTGCTGCGATACCTGGTGCATCACGACTGTTTTATTCTCTTCAGCCGGAGCGCCGTGGAATTCGCCGAGCCAGATGTAGGGCATCGCCGCCGAGCCGTCCGGGATGCTGTCATAAACAGGGACGGTCTGGCCACGGCTCAGGAGCTGATACAGCCCCTGCTGGACCTCGTTGAAAGGAATCCTACTTATCATGGTCTACCGCCTCCTTGACTGCTTTTTCCAGATCCGGGCGGACCGCGTCCATTGCCGGACGCATGAAGGGATGCGCCGTGCGCCGCGGGACGATAGCATGGGCCGCAAACCATCCGGCGGCCCCGGGATGCAGGGCCTTCCGCCGGACAGGTACCACGACAGCGCCGGCCGCGCCGAACTCGATGATGTGGGCGATGTGGTCCATGGCCTTGACATAGCCCTGGAGCCCGTGCGTTGTCGGCCGGAATTCCTGTTTGATGCTGCTGGCCAGTTTCCCGGATTTCTTCGGCACGCGGGATACCGCTTCCTTGAAGACGCGGTCCGTCATATCACGGACGACGCCATCCAGGCGCTGCTGGGTGTCCTTATCGTACTTCGTGACGTCCCCCAGGGCCTTTTTGACCTCGGCCGTCACGTTCGTCGTGACCCAAAAAGTTTTAGCCATTATGCATCACCGCCTGACAGGTCAGCGTAAGATTACGCACACCGGAGTAATCGATGTGCAGAATCTTATACGTTGTACCTTGATATCGCACGACGTCGGACAGCCCGACAGCCCGCTTGCGGATAGTGAAGCCCTGTGTAATCTGTGAGGCCGGACCGCCGCCGCTGTTACCCTCGGCAAAATGGGGCTTAGCGACATAAGCCCAGACCTCGGTCTCCACAGGATGCTTCTTATCGACGTAGCGGCCGCCCTGGCCGTCATCCTTTTCCGGGTACGACAAGATAGTCACTCGGCGGTTCAGTGCGCCAGTACGGGCTTCGCCATAGCTATTGGTCAGCATTTGCATCCGCCTCCGCTCTCACCTGCTGGCTCAGCCGCAGCTGGTGGATGAAACCGTTCAGCATGAAGCCGTTGGTTTCGGACAGATTTGTAAGCAGGTCAGGCTGATCCATAAGCCGGGCGATGTAGTTCACCACCACCTGCTTATAGAGCGCGTTGCCGTAATCCCGTTCGACGCCGGCGTTCTCCAGATAGATTTCAGCCGCCGCCTGCAAGCTCTGTGCGTTCTCGAGCTCATCCGGGGAGTCGATGTGCAAAGCGCGCTGCAGCTCTGCGGCCGTCAGTGTTGCGTCAGCCATAACCTGTCACCCCCTTTCTAGGCCGTCGCTTTCCGTTTGATACGGAGGAAACCGTTGTAGACCGTGACGTTGCCGCCTGCGTAGACGTCGCCGCGGTTGCAAATCATGCCTTCCTTGAACTTGTACTGGTCAGACTGGGCGACTTCGATATCGGCGAACGTTGCGATGGTGTAGTTCGAGAGGGAACCATAAGCCATGCAGTAGTCGGCCGTCTTCTTGGTAGAATCGGTCAGCTGGTTGCAAGCGCTGTTGATGATGTACGGTACGCCGTTGATGGTGCCCGTGTTGCCCTGGCTCTGGATGTCGTAGAACTTCTGTTTGGTGGAAGTACGTACGGATGCGAAGGCCAGCAGGTCGAGCTTGTTCAGGATGAGGACGGCTGCGTCTTCGACGTCTTCCTTGCCGCCATAGTTAAAGATGATCTGGTCGAGGGTGGTATCATCGATACCGGCCAGGGTGAGGTCGGAATCCGGGTCGATGGCCGTGGCCTTGTTAGAGAAAATGCCGACAAAGGAATTGGTGGCGCCGCTGCCGAGCAGGATTTCTTTCGTCATCTGCGCACGGATAGAGGTGCGGATGGCGTTCTGTACGTAGCCGGCGTAATTGGCGTTCGGCAGTTTAAGCATTTCGCGGGAGATTTCGCTATACGCGGTGATCTTCGATTTCGTCATGGCTGCCTTGCCAAAGGTGACGTCGGTATCGGCCGGCGTACTGCCTTCAGTGGTGTACGTGCCTTCGGGGATGTCGATACGGTACGGTTCTTCATAAGATTCGCCACCGTTGAGATTGACGTGTCTGACGCGGTCCACCAGGGACGATACGACATTAAAGCCTTCGTTGATGACAGAGCTGTCAAAAGTCGGGACGATGATCGTCGGCGTAGTCGTCAGGATAGAACGTTTTTCGTGCGGGAACAAGCCTTCGGCGGCGAAGCGGACGACCGTGCCGCGCTGTTTGAGGTCCGCGCCGCGTTTTTCCATTTCCGCCTGGGCGTCCTGTGCGCGTTTATCCGTAGCTTCCGGAGCGGTGAAAGCACCTTTCGGAACGTCAGCGCGTTTTTCGGCTTCTTTGTTCACGGCGGTAGTACGATCATCGACAATAGGAGCTGCCGGAACCGATCCCGCCGGTTTAGGTTCTTCGACATGAGCGTCACGGCCTTCCTGGTCCGCTTTGGCGGCCTTCAGAATTTCGATGTTGCTGCGGAGAGTCTGCATTTCACGATAGATGGAACGGAGTTCGGCGACGTCTTCCGTCTTTTCGGTCTGTTCCATCAGGGCCTGCATACGCTTTTCAGCGTCGGCCAGCATTTTTGCATAATCCATTATTCTAAACCTCCTAAGATTTTGATTTTGAGTTTATAAGCATCACGCAATTCCGCATCGCTCTCCAGCGACGTCGCACGACTGTCCAGTCCTGCTTTGGCCCGGGCACTCTCCAGTACCCGCTGCGCGCTCTCCAGCGCGTCGGCAGCCTGCCGGGCGTTGATGTCAGTATCTTCATAAGCGGGAAAGGTGACCGCGCTTATTTCAAATACTTTCGCAATTTTGAGGATGTGCCGGGTCGGCATATCCGAGTCTAAATCGGTCCAGCGGTCTTCGTTGACCCGGAAACTATAGCTCATCCCGTCGATGTCGCCACGCTGGATGGCCGAATAGAGCTGACGGGCTTCCGGATTGTTATCGGTATCGACGGACGCGCTGAAAGCCAGGCCCGTATTGTCGACTGTGAGCGTCAGCGTACTGTTCCCGTTGTTGTTGCGGCTCCGCGCCAATGGAATCTTGCGGGAGTCGTGGTTGACGATGAATGGCACATCGGTCAGGTCACAGCCATCGAAAGCACCAGGCTCGATGACTTCGTTGAACCAGTCGCCGATAGCCGTCTGACGGCTATAGACCGCGGCGTGGCCATCGATGATGTGTTCATCCGGGTCGTTTTCGCCGCCGGAACGCGTTTCGGCTTTCAGGTTATCGAGGCCGAAAGACCGCCATTCCGAGGCGAGCTGTTTCAAATCCTCAATTTTTTTCTTTTGGTTGGGCATCCCCTGTATCCCCCTTCTTCTTACTGTTCAGGTAAAGCTGATATTCATCGGCCTTATCCATGTTGACGTAGTTCAGGCTCTGCAAGCGCCGGTCTCCGCCTTCAAAAGGTGGCATACCGAACATGGCGCCGACCTGGTTGAGCGTCAGGACGCCGGTATCGTGGGCGATTTTCGCCAGTTCGATTTTCCCGTTCGTCGACAGGTGCGACAGCTGATTGTAGTAGCAGCGGACCCGATGACCGACGTCCTGTTCCCGCGGCGTGAAGAGGGCCGCGGAAAAGGCCTGTTCGATCTCAACGATTGTTTCTTCGATGCAGGATTGATAAAAGGCGTCCTGCTGGTCACCGTTGTAATCGCCGGACAACACGGCCTCCGAGATACCGTATTTTTCCCGGACGTCGGACTTCAAGAAGTTCAGCGTCGTTTCCGGGATGACCGGCACGGCGTTATCGATCGGCACGTATTCGCCGGTAAGGTCCATGGCAATGACGCCGCTCTTCGATACGTGGATGCGGTCCTCGAAGTTCTCCATCGACTTTTGAAGTTCCCGCTGGCTAATGGCCGTTTTGTTGATGAGTACACCGCGGACGAGCAACGCGTTCGTGATGCTCTTCGCTACGCCCTGCTTCGCCGTATCGAGTACTGACAGCGTTTGCAAGGTATCGCGGTCGTCGGCCATGCCGAGGTCGTCGCCACCGCAAAGTATGGTGTTCGTCCCACGGCGCCAGCAAAGGTGGATGAGGTCGGTCAGCGGGACCGTATCGGTTGTCCCGTCGTGCCACCAAAATTTGACGTACCAGTCATTAGTGCCCTCTATCGGCCCCATCTCGACACTGGCCGGGTTGAGCGGATAGATGGCGGTATAGTAACGATGGGCAACGCCTTTCGTGTCGTAAATCTCCGTCCATTCCGGGAAAATCCAGCAATGCCGGGTCTTCAGTTTGAGCCATTCCAGTGACTCCAGGAAATCTTTCGTCGTCTGTAGCGGATTCGGCTGGAAGCGGAACAACCGGGAGATGTCATCGTTCTGCGGCTGCACCTTGTCGCCGGTATCGACGACGGATACGATCTTGATTTTTCCCGCTTCCTTCGCGATACGGTTGATGCAGTTGTTGACCAGGTCACTCAGGTAAATGTCCCGGCCGAAGCGGTTCATGACGGCCTGGTTGCCGGTGTAGATGCTGGTCATGAGCTGGTCATTCCGATGCGACTTGTATTTCGTTAGGATGTTCTGAAAGAATTTCAGCACCGGATGTCACCTCCTGGCCCCGGTTCCGGTAAAACCGATTTCTGATGTTCGTGATATTCCGATTTAAAGCGCCCGTACGCGGCATAGGCGATGATGAAGCCCAGGGCCCCATCGATACGGTTCTTCGACTGGCCGTACACCTTGACCGGCATCATCATGCCGAGGTTGTTGACTTTAAAGGCTGTGTTGGCCAAGCACCACTTATCAATCGGATTGTCGTTGTAGTTCAATACCTTGCGGCGCAAATCGCTTTCCAGCGCTGACATAGGGTTCGATAAAGACAGATAGTCCATGATGATTCTCTCCAGGACCTCATCGCCGAAGTATTCGCCGGCGTATTTCTTGAAGTCCTTGGCGTGCCAATTATCGTACCCGATTTTGAAGGGGATGACGTGATAGTCGTCATACAGCTTCAGGAACCAATCCGCGACCATCTTCGCATCGACTTCCGTGCCTGGGCAAATCGTGACCAGTCCTTCTCTGGCCCATTCCCGGTAATCTTTCTGTTCCGGGTTCAGGGCATCGCTGTTCTCGGTACCCAGGGCCTCGGCCTTGATTTCCGGCACGAAGTACATCGACAGCGTCTTTTTCTGCCGCGTCCACGGGTCGACGAAGAGCGCCTTGGCGCTGCAAAGGTCCGTCGTTTCCGCAAAGTCGAGGGAGCCGATGTAATACTGGCCGTCGAGTTCCTCCGGCGCGAAGGTACGCGGGTTCTCGATGGTAGCCGACTCCAGCCAGGCCGCGGCCGTGTTCTGTTTGATATTGAAATCCTTGGCCAGCACGAAGGCCCGCGTCTTGCGGTTCGTCCGGGCTTCATCGACCATCTGACGCATGAAAGACCATTTCTTAATGGTACCCATGCCCGGATTGGCTTTATACCAGGACTGCTCATCCTGGAAAATCTCTTCCTCCGTATCCTGCTGATACAGGAAGATGAGCCAGCGCGGCATCTCAGCCTCTCCCGTCAGCACCTGTTTGGCCAGGGCCATACGTTCATCGAGGTAACCGCCGTCGGTAAAGCCTTCCGTCGTGATTTCGATGTAAAGCGGCTCGTCCTGTGTGGACAGGGCCTGGCGGATAGGCATGACCAGCGTGTTGTCCTGCATTTCATGGACTTCGTCGACGACGCCAATGGAAATGTTCTTCCCTTCCTTGGCGCTCTGCCGGGCCGACAGCTTCTTGATGGTCCCTTTGTTCTGCCGGCTGAATTTCCCGCGGGCGTGCTTCTGCTTCTGATTGCCCCAGAAGATTCCCTTTTGGTTCTTATGCGTACACCGGACTAATTTCGGCGATTCCTCACGCATGTCGTTCGTGCTTTGGAAAAGCAAATCTGCCTGGTCAAAATCGTTGGATCCGAACAGGATGTTGCCACCCATAGGGCCACAAACCCATTCAGCAAGCGATATAGCAGAGGCAAGCGGTGTTTTTCCATTCTTCCGGGCTTCTACCAGGAGCACATCCTGATACTTGCGGACCCAGCGTTTGAGCTCTATGTCGTAGATGTGTGGCGCGAAGATGGCTTCGATGATGGCCTTCTGGAAAAGCTCTAATTTAAAAGGCTTCCCCGCAAAGGGGGCCTGACCGTGCCGCAGCTCGTGTTCGATGAATTGGATGCGCTTGTTTGACGCGTCGTAATCCATCTTCACGTCCGGGTCGGCCAGGTCGTGTGATAATCGGTCCAGCTCCAGGTGGATGTAACGGCCGGCGATGATTTCGCCGGACAGGATCTTATCACGATATTCAGCTATGTAGCTCATTCGTAATCATCCAATCCTAAATCATCGTCATCGACCGTCCGGCCGAGCACGGCCGCCAGCTTGAAAATGATGTTCGCATAACTGGCCCTCACTTTCGGGAGCAGTTTTGAAACAGGGAGTTCTTTCTGACGGGATGGGTTCACCGGGTCCACTTTGACCAGGCCGGAAGCGGCGGCAATCATATGCAGGCGGTTCAACTCCGTGCGAAGCCGCGCCGCTTCTACAATGGCACCATCTAAAAGGGCCAGCTGGTTCTCGTCGACGCCGTCGAACAAACTTTTGATTCGTTCATATTCCTCTTCGATTGTCATATTCTCGCCTCCTCACACGGTATAAAAGCGTTTCTCGTTCCAGTATTTCCGATTTCAAAAATCTTCGCCGGAAAAGTCAAAATTTTGGTGCGGATGAAAAAAGGGTATTCGCCACGGTTCAGCTTTTTCTTAAAATTTTTAAGCACCCGGGGGGCTATGCTTGATAATCGTCGAACCACCGTTCGATGTATCCCTCCCAGGCTTTCGCCAGGTTCCCGTGGCCCGCGCGGGCGTTGGCTTTGCACTGCTCTTTCGGCAGGTCGCAGAAGATGAGTTCGGCCCCGAGCTTCCGGGCCAGCCCCTCACGCTCCAGCTTGAAGGGATAGCCGCCGACGATATAGGCGTCTCCCCACCGGCCAGCCCGGTGCTGTATCCGGTCCAGCAGTAAAGAACGGACAGCGAACACGTCGCTCTTCAGCTGGTCCGGCTTATCGTACAAGCTGCAGCCGGACACCGCGTAGAACAGCAGGTCCATGTCGACGATGAGGTCGCCGCGGTGCATCATCTGCCGGACCAGGGTCGACTTACCGCTGCACGGTGCGCCATACACCAGGTACACGTGATGCGTGCCCTGGCCATATCGCTTATGTGCCTTATTGTGGCAGTCGAAGCAGATGAGCTCAACGTTCGACGGATTCAAGGCAATGCTTGCGTCCGTCACTGTCTCCGGTGTCAGCTCTTGGATGTGATGCGCGATAAGCTTAGACGTGTCTGCCATGTAGTCCCGATGGCAGACAGGACACACAGTGCCGCGCTCCTGTATCAATGCCCGGCGCAAGGACCGCCAGGCCTCGGACTTATAGAACGCAGCCGCCCACGGCTCAGCCATAGAAGTCCTTCATCTCCAGTTCCTTCTGCTTCATGGCAAGCACCTTATCGTCATAGGCTTTCTTGTGACGGTCCCTCGGGTTCAGCTGGAAGTAATCAGACAGCCACTGCAAGGCCTTCATCCTGTCGGCCAGCTTGATAGACACGCCATCGCTGGTGGATTTGATTTCCTGTACCAGCTGGCCGTCGATGCTGTCCGAGTCTGCCGAGTGTACCTCTCCGTCTTTGACTACGACGAACTGGTTGATGTTGGCAAAGGCGATACGCATATACATCTCGACAACATCACCCCCGTCGGCGAACAGGCTCTGCAAGCGGAGCTCCTTGAGGTACCGGATGTACTTGCTTACGATAGGCTTATGCAGTAACTCGTAAGCCGTGTTGCATGCCGTAAGACGCTTGCATCGATACGCCCGCTGGTAGCTGGTAACGGCGTTGAAGCTATTGACATAGTAGATGCAGAACAGCCGCTGCTTATCGGTCATCCCGTCCTGGAAATGCCGGTGCATCGACTCAGCCTGCCGCTGTGCTTCCTCGTCGGTGATATCTTCGTCATCGAGTTTCGAGGCATCCGGCTCCGTCCATTCATAATTCCTAGCCTTTGCATCCGGATCCTGTTTCTCCCACTGATCCCTAAACTTCCAGCGCTTGATGTCGTCAGCCGTGACGCCACCAACCTGTTGCGCGATGTCCTTGTTGCGTAACCGTCCGCCGCTGGCAAGCCAGATTTCGTAGGCCCGCTTGCGTTTCGGGTTCCGGTCTTTATGTCGTCCCATGCTATCAACTCCTTCCGCTGGGAACAGAAAAGCCACCGGCACGAGGCTTGTGTCGATGGCTTTCCCTGTGTAATTTACTGATTTTAAAAATAAGGAGGTGTTTACCCGATGAGCTCAGGCAATCAGAGATGAATGTGTTGACTTCTTGTCCCTTCTATTTCCAGTTTACATTATATCACCGGTCGTCAGTTCGCGCCACTCCGTTCGAGTTCGTCTTTGTCCGTTTGAGTTCGCAATTTTAAAATAGCGGCGTTTTTCTCGTAGATCACCTCGAAATGGGACATCGCATCGCGCTTCAGCTCGAAAAGCTTCGTCTTCCCAACGCCGATGTCGGCCATGACGTCGGCCCAACCGAAGCACCACACATAGTAGCCCATGAGGACGTCACGCTGGTCCGGATTCTCAATCTGTTCGATGAGGCTTGCGGCTTCATCCCTGCGGTCGATAAAGGAATCCCATTCTTCGTTGGCCCGGCGGATGATATCGTCGAGCCTGGCGATCTTATCGGAGATGTCGAGCGGCTTGCCACCGGCCACGTGGCTGTTACTGTAGTCGATGGCCGACAAGCTGCATATGTCATCTTCCAGGCGTTTCCGTTCGTGCTCCTTCACCCGCAGCCGTGCATCCAGGCGGCGGATGGTGTTCAAATACTCTTCGGCTTCACTCAATTCCTCATCCCTCCTTCACGCTGTTTTTCAGCGCTTTCACGACGTACTGGTTCAAGGTCAGGCTGTCGTCGTTGGCGGCGCCCACTAGTTTCTCACGCAGGCCCGACGGCAGGGCTACGGACAGGGCGCATTTGAGCTGGTCCTCCAGTTCCGGCGTCGCGACGCGTTCCTTGCCGAACAGTTTTTCGTACTTATCTTCGTCGAAGCCGCAGCCGATGAAGTGCTGCAGGTCTTCGAGGCGGATTGTACCGTCGCCGACACAGGCCGAGATGCCGCAGATCTTATCGTAGGCTCTTTGGAGCCGGACGACGCCGAAGCCGAACTCATCGTGAAGCGCCATCAGCGTACAGGTCATCCAGAAATCGACGGAACGATCCAGGGTCGATTTGATAAGCATCTTATCGTGCAGGTCCAGCTCTTTGCGGTTCACTGGCTTACTCTTCAGTTGCAGCCGCCGGCCGACGTCGACAGACAAGCCGGACATGGGCGGTTTAACGGCCGCCCGTTTCATCTTCCTTAAAAGTCCCATTTTCTTCAGCTCCTTCTACGCTATGTAACAGCATCGAGAGATATTCCGCGGCTTTGGCGACGTCCTTCACGGGAGTCCCTTTCTTGGGGTAGCGGTACAGATACTTGATGATGTTCCCCAGATAATAAGCGTCTTCTCCCGAAAGGCCGCGCGTCATGATTTCGATGACTTCCTTACATTCAATGCCTTTCCACGTATAGTGGTCCGGCTTCTTGATGTCATGCAGCATCTTTGCGTCCATGCTTACACCCCTTTCCTAAAATCCTGCCACAGCTGGCTCACCTGGATGCCGTGATTGTGCTGATATTTTGCCGATCGGTATTCGTCATAATCCGGGTCGATGTCGTGATAGTAAATCTGGCAGACCTCGACGTCCGGATAGATGATCAGCGGCTGGACAACGAAGATCTCCAGCGTCCAATAGCCGCAGAAACCGACGTCGCCGAAGCCGGCCGTCACGTGGACGAACATGCCCAGGCGCCCGATGGAAGACCGGCCTTCGATCATCGGTACGAAGCCGTGCGTTTCCGTGTATTCGTTCGTACGGCCCAGATACAGCGTGTCCGGCTTGAGTACGAGACCTTTTTCCGGGATGGTCAGCACGTGGGCTTTTTCTTCGCGCTTCATGTCCAAGGTTACGTCGTCGTAAGCCAGGAGTTCATGGTACAGCGTCAGATTGACGCTGTTCGGATTGACGTGGCGGCTGTCGAAGGGCTTGATGACGATGTTCCCCGATGCCATCTGCTGCCGGATGCGGTTCCCCGATAAAAGCATCAGCGGTGCCCCCCTTTCTTATCGCGTTGCTTGATGACCGAGACCGTGTAATTCTCGGCGTCGTTGACGGCATTCTTACTGTCGCGCCAATGGTATTTCTTATGCCGTGCGGCCCGTTCTTTCTCAAAGGCTTCCTTTTCGGCCTTCGTCATCTTATGTGTGTGGACTTCACCGCTTTTGCAGTAGTCCGGGAAATCTTTCGGTTTTGTCATAGTTTCTCCTTACATCAGGCCCATCTTGTGGGCCATATAAATCCCGTAATCTATTTTCAGGCGGTTCGCTTCGCGGATGTCGTCCGCAAGGCTTCCCACTTTTACCGGCTTCGCAGGTTCCGGCTCCTGATAAACGTGTCGATTCCGACGCCTTTTGCTGCTGCCGAAAAAGTGCGGCCGCCTCGGTACGCGGGGCCGGAGCTTATAGAGTTCTTTATCTAGATGGTTCATCTTAACTCAACTCCTTCACCGTGATGCGGATGGCGTCCAGCATGGCCTGCTGGCCTGCTTCCTTCCGTTTCAGCGCCTGGGCGACAGCCTCGTCGACGGTCCCTTTAGCGATTAGCTGGTGGATGACGACGGTCTCCGTCTGGCCCTGGCGGCACAGCCGGGCGTTGGCCTGGAGATACTGTTCCAGGCTCCACGTAAGGCTGTACCACACGATGATATGGCCGCCCTGCTGGAGGTTCAGCCCGTAGCCGGCGCTGGCAGGATGCGCCAGCAGCATCGAGACGGTCCCCCGGTTCCAGGCCCGGAGGTCGTCGGCCGTCTTCAGTTCCCGGGCGCTCTTAAAGGTCGAAAGCAGCCGTTCCAGCTCATGCTTATACTGATAAAAGACCAGTATCGGATGCCCGGCGTTGTCCTCGACGATTTCCTTCAGCCGCTGCAGTTTAGCATCATGGATGACGACAGCCCGGCCGTCTTCGTCGTAGATGGCGCCGCCGGACAGCTGCAAGAGCTTGTTCGACAGGGCCGCAGCGTTCGACGCCGTGATTTCTTCGCCGCCGATCTTAAGGACCTGTTCTTTCGCGAATTTCCGGTAAAGCGCCATTTCTTTGTCCGACAGCTTGATAGGTATCGGGTTGATGATTTTCGGCACGTGGACCGTACCTTTCATCGACAGGCAGATGTCACCGATGCGCCGGTAGATCTCTTTCTCGGCGTTCGGCCCGAGGATCTTATAGCTGTAGACGATAGGGCCGTTGGTCTTGTCGGGCTTGAAATAGTTGTGGCGGTACGCCGTCAGCGTCCGTCCCAACCGTTCGCCGCCGTCTAATAAGTACAGCTGCGCCCACAGGTCCATGAGGTTGTTCGGTGACGGTGTCCCGGTCAAAAGAATCATCCGGGAAAAGCAGCTCCGGCACTTCCGAAGTGCCTTGAAGCGCTTCGCCTGGGGATTCTTGAACGACGAAGATTCATCGAGTACCAGCATGTCGAAGGGTGGCTGATAGTGATACTGCTCCATGAGCCACACTGTATTTTCGCGGTTCGTGATGTAGATATCGGCATCGGCGGCCAGGGCATCCCGGCGCTGCCGCTCCGAGCCAAGGACGGTCGAGACCGTCAGCTCCCTGAAGTTGTCCCATTTGGCCATCTCATCCTGCCAGGTACTCTCGGCGACCTTCTTTGGTGCGATGATGAGGACCTTGCCGAGCTCCAGGCGGTCATACAGGAGTTCGGCGATGACGCTCAGCGTCACGGCGGTCTTCCCGAGGCCCATCGGGAGGAACAGCCCGCAGCGCGGTGTCTCCAGGGTCTTGTCGATGGCCGTCTGCTGATAATCATGCGGCGTGAACCACATCACGGCCGCCGCTTAAGAACGATGTCGTCGATGAACCGCTTCGCGATGTCCTTGTTGTCGATGACGTAGACGGGGTGGCCGTAATTGCGTAATTTGGCAAAGACGCTCTGCTGGATGGGCCGCGGCTGCTGTCCCGGCCGTTTCAGCTCGACGAAATACAGCGCTCCGTCCGGTGCGATGACGATCCGGTCCGGCACGCCGGACTGGTTCGGGCTCGTAAATTTGAACGTCATAATTTTATTTTTATGCGAAAGGGCCACGAGGTACCTTTCGACGTCTTTTTCGTTAATGTCCATATGTCGTGTACAATCTCCTCCCTGCAAATCAACCGAAAATTGCCAAAGTTGCCTATTTTTCCCATTTAGCTTAAAAATAGGGAATTAGACAATGCATTTTGAAAGTATTTTATCAACGGTTTTTTTACTAAAACTCTCTCGCGCGTCTATATACCCTTTTTAAACTTTTATAACAATAATTGGCAACAATGGAAACTTAACATTAATGAGTGGCTTGGTAGTGCCGGATTGCCACGGTTGCCTATTTGCAAAAGAATCGGCAATATTAGGCAACTACGGCAACCATTTTCACTTTTTAGAATTGATAATCATAAATAAAGTTGGTTTTCACCGTTTACACGAGGTTACCAATTATGACAACCTGAAAGTTGCCACTATTTTTCTGGCTTTTTAATGCGGATGTACGCCCGCTGAACACCATAATTTCTGAACTTCAGTTTGCCAGATTTGTTACCTTTATACGGTATCCATCCAGGCATGTTTCGGATTACCGTGTTCAGTTCGCGGGCTTTGGCGTTGGTGAAGTTGACCCGGTTGCCGCCGAGGCACTCGCACCAAATCGCTATGGCGCAGGTGCGTACTTGTAAGAATCGCCCGTCCGCAAGATCACCGGCCTCATCACCGTACTGGATGAAGTGCTGGCGCTCGGATACCGTCATCCGGTCCCAGTTCTTCGGAATCGGCATGTCGAGATACCCTTCGATGACGCCCTGGAGCTCGGAGCCTTCGGTCTTCGCTTCCTGGACGTCGCGGGCCTGCCGTTCGATGTCGGGCGGAAGCAATAGGCTCGGGTTCTCCCGGTAGAGGCAGACCGCTTCGGCCCAGTACTGGTCCTTTTCGTCCTGCGTCATGTCCATCGGGCCCCGCGCCGTGCCGCCCTGGCACTCGAGGATCCAGAATCGGCGGCCGCCCGTGCGGTCCCGGAGGCAGATATCGTCGTTCGTCGTCGCGAAGAATACGCACTGCCGTTTGAAAATCTCTGTGCGCCGCCCGTAGGCCACGCGGAACTTGTCCTCGGTCTTGCTGATGTAGGCCTTGATCTGGTCGGTGCCGGCGCGGTTGGTCGCCTGCATTTCCGACAGTTCGACGCCCCAGGACCCTTTCAGGCCTTCCATGGCATCCTTCCCCGTGATGTCCCCGATGGAGTCGTTGACCCAGGGGCCCATCATCTGTCGGATGATCGTCGACTTGCCGATGCCCTGGGGACCCTGTAAGACGAGAACATTATCGAACTTACAACCGGGCTCATAGATGCGGCGGACCGCGGCTTTGGCGTGCGTGATGGTCAGCGCGTGCGTGTACTCGGTGCCCTCGGCGCCGAGGAAATCGACGTAGAGCCGGCCGAGGCGCTCCGTGCCATCCCAGACGAGGCTGTCCAGGTATTCCCGCACCGGATGTATCGTGTTGATGTGCGTGACCTCGGCCAGGGCGTCGTCGATGACCTGCTTGCCGGTTATCTGATAGTACTGGCTCAGGTAGTTGCGCAGGCAGGCGTCATCCGTGTCGGACCATATCGTGTTCTTGGCGTGCTGCCGCCACGGCAGGTCACCGGTGGCGACCGTGCGGCTCTGGAACTCGTCCCAGGCCGCAAGGCCTGCCAGCAGCGGGTCACGCATCAGGATCAGCTTGATGTTCCGGCTGTCCGACTCGTAGCCGCCGCGCTTGCCCGTGGCCGCCGTGAGCTCTTTCATCCAGCTCTTGTCGACCTTGGCGGGTTTGCCGTCTTCGTCAATCAATTTATCGTCCCAGAGGGCCTGCAGCTCCCGGGTCTTGTGCTGGTTGTAGTCTAAAAGGACCGCGTCGTCCGAGGCCGCCAGTTCCTGCATCGCCTTGAAGGACGGGCGCTTGTTGACCGGGCAGTCGGCCGCGACGTCCTCGTCCTGGACCCCGAAGAGCTGGAGCCGTACGAGGTCAAAAGCGTTGCAGTCGACGCCGCCTGCCGGGTCCGTGCCGTGGTGGCTGTAGGCGAACTTATCGTCGTAGATGATGAGGCCGCCCGTCGTGGAGCCCAAGGCGTACGTGTAACGGTCCGGGTCCGCCGTCGGCTCATAGACGTCCGGGAGATACTTCGCGATGGCATCCTGCACCGTGTAGACACGGCAGAAGGCGCCGATGAACCCGGGCTTTTCCATGGGCTCGCCCTGCTTCTTGATGTCGCGCTTCCGGGCGATGTCTTCGGTCGCGCTCGTCGGCCAGGCCGTGCAGTCCGTCCAGTCGACGTAGGTGGCCAGCACATCCTGGACGCTCAGCAGCGTCCCTGGCTGGTTGTGGTACTCGTAGAGGCCGCCGCGCGGCTTCGAGGGCCAGTAGAAGAGCCGGCACACGTCGAACGTCGACGGGTCGAAGTGCTGCATGCCGATGTCGGACGCCAGCCGCCGTGCGATGGCCTGGTAGGCATCCGGTTCGGCATCCGTATCGAGGGGTATCAGGACGCGGTACCGCGGCGCCTCTGCCGTGTGGGAATGCGTGGAGTATAAGACGTAGGCACGCCCGGCAAGTACGCGTTCCAGGTCTTCCTTAAACGATTTAGCTGGCGTATCCGCATCTAGCGTCACCAGGGACCGGAACTTGACGCGGGACTGGAGACGCCGGCCGCCGTCGAGGTAGCCCCCGACGAAGCCGCCGACGTCCTTGGCCCGGTCCTTTTGCCCCTTCGTCATGTGCTGGTACTGCGCGGGGGTCTCGCCCGTCTCGGAGGCCGTTTCTAAGCGCTTCGCGAAAGCCGACCAGAGGACTTCCTGGTTCTTCCAGAGCTTCGCCCAGCGGGAGGCCCCCGTCGCAATATGCAGTTTCCGGTCCCTACTAATAACAGAATCCATAAAAGTGCCTCCAATTAATCATCATCGTCGGTGTCGAACCCCAGCAGGTCGCCGGGCTTCAGGCCGCGGCGGACGTAGCTGCATTCAAAAGCGATGGGGCAGCCGTTGCAGTCTTTCCGGCGGCGCCGGCAGAAGTCGATCAGTTGATTGAGCGTCCAATAAACGCTCGTCTTTTCCGCTTCATTCAAGGCAGCCACGCTCCTTTTTCACAACAGAGAAATCAGTATTTTTAGAATTTAAAAACCGGTATTCTGCGGCTACTTCTTCGCCTTTTTCATTGCGGAATCTAGCATAGATCAGTTCAGGGTATACGAAGCCGTGGTGATAGGACGCGCCTGGCATAGGATGCACTTCAATCAGGACGCCGTGATTGGCTTCGCATTTTTTAGCATCCTCGGCTGTATCATACGCCTCTCCGCATTTCTCACAGATAAATTGTGTCTTCATCTTGATTCCTCCTTTCCTTTTAGTACGCTTAAATCCCAGACATAAGGGCGGCCGCCTAATTCGTAGATGTTCAGCATACAGCCGTCTTCACCATAAAGCAGGCAGTCGTCGCAATCTGCGAGAGCCATACAATCTTTCTTGATTTTTTCAAGCCCTGCTATGAGCGCTTGATTTTCATCGTTCATCCTATATACCTCCTTACCACGCGGCCGCTACCAGGACGTCAATCAGTACCGCCCAGAAGAGCAGGCTCCCGATGAAGAACATGACCAGCAGCGTCAGTAAGGCGGCGCCGCAGATCAGGAAGTAAGCTATGAGTATAAGCCAGGTTAACCGCCTCATCTAATCACCGTCTTTCTTTGGGTCCGGTAGCGTCAGCCGCAGGGCATCGGCGAGATGCCGGATGCTCCGCTTTACAGCCGTGATGTGGAGCCAGGCGGAAAATGGCGAGGCGAAGCAGTTATCCAGGGCCCGGTTGCAGCTGTCTATCACGTCATCATCCCACGGTTTGCCCATGATGCTGCCATCGTAATCGACGAAATAGTAGACGTAGCCGGCCGTTTGCTCGAACGGCTTATCGGCATCCTGCACCATCCGGTGTACAGCTAAGCGGACGCCGGTCTCTAAGTTGAAAGCATCGTTCAGGTGGCATTTCGCTTTACCCAGTATCTTGATCCGGCCATCCCGCTGGGCCACGACCTTTATGAGTCCGTTGGCTTTGATCTTCACGGCGAGTTCCCCGTGTTTCACCAGGTCCTGGCTGTCGATGCCTTCATTCGCCAGCGCCCGGTCGAGTACACTTGTCAGGTAGCTCTTGAATTCCGGGCTGAGCTGAAGGCTGCCGTCGAACTTCGGCGGCTTAGGAGCACGCTTACCGACGGTGTCCTTGAAAAAGCCGACATACTTTTCCACATCCAGTTTCGGGATAGGACAGGAGTTATATTTTTCTAAGTCTTCTCTAAGCGGGCATTCCGGGCAGAGGTGCGTGGCACAATAAACCTTAACTGTGTTCAATGCTTTCACCGCTACGGCTCCGTTAACCGCTTCCTTGCTGTTATCAATCATGTTCTTTCCCTCCTCTTTAATAGCTATGTTCTATAGCATTTCGCTGAATATGCTTTCAAAAATCGGTACAGGGATGGAGTTTCCGGCTTGCTTATACAGCGCTCGTCGAGAATTAACACCGGCGGCCGCTTCAAAATCTTCGTCGTTGTATCCTTGTAGCCGCCAACATTCTCTTTCCGTCAAGTATCTGTATTTGCCATTACCTATGGGAAGGCAGCCACTCCCCGGCGCTCTGTCTGGTCGCTCCGTGATTGTGTAGCAGTAATCTTTGATAATCGGCAGGCGGCGCACAGTTCCCGTTTTCCCGATTGCCCGTAACATACTGGGTGCTTTGACGGTATAAAAGTCGTCTACCGGGCCGTTTTCTAAATAGTTGGAAATGGGTTGCATAGGCTTCCGTTGGAGAACATCAAAGTCAAAACGTTGTCCGCCTAACAGTGATATCGTGAATATCCGCTGTCTGGCCTGCGGTATGCCGAAATCTCTGGCATCCAACACACTGAAATTGCTCGTATATCCAAGTTTTTTCAATTCGCCCATGTACCGTTCGTGGTTGTGTACCATGTACCGGCTGCGGACGTTCTTTACGTTCTCCCATATGATGACTCTCGGCCGCCACAGTCCCATGTTTTTGATGATATTCAATGTTTCCCACATAAGGGATGACCGGGTTCCGCTGCCGGGATCTGCACCTTTTTGGTGACCGGCAATTGAGAAATCCTGGCAAGGGCTGCCATGAATAAGGATATCTGGCTTTAAATTCCAGCCGCGGACGTCCTGCGTTTTATATGGCAATTCATCGGCAAACATGGCATTGTAGCTGCGGACGGCTTTTTCATCTATCTCGACGTAGTCGATAGCTTTTACAGGTATTCCCAGATTTCGTAGCGCCACTCTTGGGCTTCCGATTCCACCGAATAATTCCAAAATTTTCAGCAATTAAATCGCCTCATTCTTTTTTCTCGGCTTCCCGGTTATCTCGTTGAGGCCCCACTTAGGCCCCAGGTCAACCCGGCCATAATCGTATTCGCATCTTGCCTCTTAGCTTCTTCCATCCCGGCGATCAGCGCGTCATTTTCGTCGTCGAACCAGTCCTGGCAGACGTAGTCTTCATTGTCGAGATAGAAGGACCATTTTCCGTTAGGTTTCATGTGTGTTCCCTCCTTAGTCCAGCCCGTTCTGATTTTCTTTTAGCTCGGCATGCGTAATACGAGCATCGAGAACACGGATATAGTTGCTCATCGCACTTGACTGCGAACTCATCAAATACCATTCTGTTTTGTCAAGCTGTGCGAAATGTACGCGTAAGAATTTCATCAATTTTTCCTGCTTATCTGCGAGTTCCTGTCGTTCCTTTTTCATTCGTTCGATATAATCTTTCATCGTGATTCCTCCTTATTTCAGTTTGCTGATGTCTTCCAAGTATTTCACAACGTCGTCGTATCCCAGATTTACCAGGACGTTGCTTGTAATTGGCGTGCCATACGTGATATCCCAACACCGAGGGTGTTGATTGTTTTGTTTAAGTACAGCCAGTTCAAATAATTTATTTGGTTGGCCGTAACTACGCGGGTCCCTGATGACGGAAGCACCATAGCCGTTCTTAAAGTGGGATTCCTGTTCTTCGATCCACGGTTCAAATCGTCCGAACTTCATGGCTTTCTCCTCGCTTTCCAGTTTTTAAGCGTAGCGCGGTCGCAGCCATCTACCCCAAACAGCCAGCATAAGTGATTTGATGATGTTCCGCCATCGTATCCGGTGCCTCTCAGGATCAGCCAGGATACAATTTCTGCGAAGGTCGTACAACCCTTACTGTTAAAACTCATGAAATTATCCATGATACGTTCCGCCTTTTTAAAGTCAAAGCCTTTCGGGAAAAGCGGATGCCCGGAGGCGTCGAAATAAATATCTGCTTCATTCACTGTTTTCACCTCCTGGATACCCTCGGTTTAATCGAGGGTATTTCCGTCGTAAAAATCTAAATCAACAAAATGATCTTCGTCTCCAAGGTCACGACGGTCCGCCGAAAATGGTCGGCCGTGGCGTTCCCACAATTCGCGCTGCGCTTCCAGGGCCTGCTTGGTAATCCGGCCATTCTTAAAGCGTTTGCTTGCCAGCGTCCGCAGTTCATCGTCGCTCATTTCTGATACTTTCATGCTACTCACATCCTTTCAGCGGTTGATTACCCAGACCAGTTTCTGCTTCGCCCGCGTGGCCGCTGTGTAGCGCCAGGCGGCGCGGAACTTCGGGTTCTGCGGGTCGGCCCAGGAATCGTCATACACGACGACGTAGGGCCACTCTGAGCCCTGGGCCGCGTGGCACGTGATAGTGTAGGCGTACTCGAATTTGCGGTACCCAAGGTCTTTAAAGGTCGCGTCGGGCGCACACTCCGGTACGAAGTCGAACAGCGCCACGCCCTGGCCAATATCTTTAACGTTTTTTGCCTGTCCGGTCATGCCGTTGACGAGGCTCAAAAGGCCCAAGCTCGATAACGTACATTCGTCCCAGGCATTTTTCTTGCGGACGATTTTCTCGCCCTCCGTGAGCAGCCCTTCCCGGCCGTACAGCTTCCGGGCCCAGGTGTTGAGGGCCTGACGGTTGCGGTTGGTCGCACAGATGAGCTGGCTGGCGTGCGTGAGCAGCGTCTTGAAGTTACGCAGGAACTGGTCCCGGTGTAATACGACGAGGTCCGGCCCCGGCGTGATGCTATCCCCGGTTGGTGACCAGCCTTTGCGCAGCTGCTGTGCGAAGAGCGGGATGCGGTTGCCGCCATCCTGTCTCATGATCTCATCCAGTACGATGTCGGGACCCCGTAAAAGGTCGGAGTATCGGTCGCCGACCGGCGGGAGCTGCCCCGGGTCGCCGATGGCCAAGATGGGAATCTGGAAGCTCAGCAGGTCTTTGGCGATTTCCGTGCCGACCATGGACGCCTCGTCGACGACGATGAGCTTGTACGGCAGTTGCGGCTTGAGGTGATGCACGACGTGCTTCTTGCCCGTCTGCGGGTCCATTACGGTCTCGTAGTCATAGATGGCTGAGTGTATCGTCTGGCCAGGCATGCCCTTCTGACGCATGACGCAGGCCGCCTTGCCCGTGAAAGCACAGTACAGGGTGTTTTCGTCTGCTTCGAGCGTCCTAGCAATCGTCGTGGCCACGGTCGTCTTCCCAGTGCCGGCGTAGCCGGCCATCTTGAAGATCTGCGTGTTTTGCTTTGCGTACCAGTCTGCGGCCCTGTCCACAGCCAGCTGCTGTTTTTCGTTCAGCTGCATGTTCTCACCTCCTAATCTTTCTGATAGTATTTCGCCTCGAAGCCATCAGCGTTCATGACCAGGCCATCGTTCCAAGGCTCGTTCTGGCACATGATGTGGACGGCATCGTCCAGGCCGCCCTTCCCTTCCGGCATCTCGAGGATGACTTCATCGTGGATATGGGCGCAGATCTTATAGCCTGCGTCGGTCAATCGCTTCATTGCGGCGCAGAGGCAGTCGCGAGCAATCGCTTGCACCAGATTTTCCGACAATTTTCCACCGTATGTCTCCAGCGTTCCCCATCGGCCGGCAGTCGTCTTGCTGCCGCCCAGGCCGGTGTAGAGGATGGCGTCGCTGCCGAACCGGTTCTGACCTAAATGCGGATGCAGGTACACCAGATGACGGCCCGAGGGGAGCTCGATGTAGAGCGCGTCGTCCTCGACATGTAAGTGCAGGTTTTTCTGTTTGATCGTCGTCGGGATGCCGGACACGGCGTTCATCGCGGCGTTTTCTACGTCGGCCCAAAGCTTTACGATATGAGGCGACGCTTCGCGCCATTTACGGACGACAGTCTGTAGTTCGTCATCGGTGAGCCCCATTTTATCAGCGCCCATGGCTTTCAGCGCTCCGATGCCGCCGCCATATCCACATGCCAGAACTGCTACCTTACCCTTCTGCCTCAGCTCACCGTTGACGCCGTGCTTGACCACAGGTACGCCAAACATGGCGCTGGCCGTCGCGCAGTAGATGTCCTTCCCTTCGGCAAAAGCTTTCATTTCCCATTCTTCCCCGGCCAGCCAGGCAATGACGCGGGCTTCGATGGCCGAGAAGTCTGCTACGATGAAGCGCTTCCCAGGCGGGGCCTCCAGGGCTGTGCGGATGAGCTGGCTCAGAACGTCCTGGACGTCGTCGTAGCACAGCTCCATCGTGTCGAGGTCACCATCGAGGACCATGCTGCGGGCCAGGTCGAGGTCCGGCATGGAGTTGCGCGGGAGGTTTTGCAGCTGTACGATGCGCCCGGCAAAGCGGCCGGTCCGGGCCGCGCCGTAGAACTGGAACATGCCGCGGATGCGGCTGTCCTGGCAGGCAGCATTCCGCATAGCGTCGTACTTCTTGATGCTTGATTTACTGATTTTCTGCCGGATCGTGAGCATCTCCCGGACATCTTCCGGAAGGTCGCCTGTCAGCATGTCCGCAACGGCTGCTTTCGATAGGCTGTCGACGGCACGGCCGAGTTTTTCTTCCAACCAGCCCTTGACCTGCAGCGGGCTGTTCGGGTTGTCGAGGCCCGTGATTTCCATGGCCCGGGCCAGCAGTTTCTCCCGGTACTCGCCGGAGAGCCGAATGGCGTTGTCGACCAGCGCCTGGTTGACCATGATGCCGTTGCGGTTGATGGCCTGGTCGATGAGCCAGTTCTCATGCTCAAAGTCAGGCGGCCGTAGATTGACTAATTTATCCCGGATGGCCCGTTCGACGACGACGTCCTGGCGGTTGTACTCTTTAAAGATTTCCCATTTGTCCGGCGCGTCTTTCGGGTAATTCCGGGTCCGGCCGCCGTTGGCCTTCGTCGGCTTGCAGGGCAGGCAGAAGTAGCGGATGAGCGCCTTGCCGCGCGTGTCTTTCTGCCGGTCCTCATCAAAATGCATGGCCTTGGCCACAGCGGCCAGGTGCGGCGGATACGAGTTGTACAGCGAGAGGATGCGGTCACACTCCCATTGTTCTTCCGGCAAGTCCGGGAAATATTTCTTGAGGCAGTTAATTTCAAAGTTCGCATTGAACGCGGTCTTTAGTACGTCTTTGTCATACAGCGCCGATTTGACGTCGTCCGGGAGCGTTTCGCCCTGCGCCAGGTCGACGACCCGCACGGGGTCGTCATCGAAGGCGTAGGCGAACAGCAGAATCTCGAAATCAGGCGCCTCTACGTACTTGTAGACGCTGTATTTGATGTCGTTGCTGGAGTATGTCTCCAGGTCGATTGCGAGTGTCCGCATATCGTCAGCTCCTAACTCTTACAAGAATTCTTCAGCGTCTTTGAGGTCCTTTTCGTCGATGAGGTCATCATCCCAGGAGTCGCTGGTGACGACGATGCCGCTGAGCGGTTCGCCGTCCTTGATTTTCCGGATGGCGTTGAGGCCGACGCCGATGCCTTTCTTGCCGGCGTGGTTGTAGCAGAAGAGGTTGAGCATGAACTGGCAGTAGCAGCCGCTGTAGACGTCTTCCGGGTCCATGACTTCCGTGCGGTCCTTGTTGAAGACTTTCGGCTTCTTCGTCGAAGAGGCGTTGCAGAAAAATGCGTTCTGGTACGTCGGATCACCCGCTTTAGTTTCATCCGTGTCGCCGTCACGCAGTGGTTCATGCACGCCACGGTCGGTGCCGCCCCAGACACCGCGGGCTTCCGGGTCATTACGGAGTTTCGCGATGGCGTCCTGGAAGCGCTTGAGCGTCTTCGTATCGCTCTTCGGGATGATAATGGACGCCGTGTATTTCAGGTTCGTCGGGTCGTCCTGGTTCGGACGCGGTTCAAAAATGTGTGCGTAAGAAAGGCGGGCTACGCCGGTCTGGATTGTGATGTTTTTCATTTTGTTTCCTCCTAAAATTTAAAGTAAAGAATCGTCAAAGGCGTCGGCCGCTTTGGCCGTGATGTCGAGCGGTGGCCGCTTGTCGCTGAGCTCTACGAGCGTCGGCTTGCCGTCGGGCTTCTCGATGAGACTACCCAGGGCTTCGGCCAGGGACTTCTTGCCGACGAGCTTTTCCAGCGCCGTCAGCGTCTGTAACTCACGGGGCTTGTAGACGGCGTCGGCATCAAAGCCTTTCTCGATGAGCGCTACGGCGGCCGCGTCGGGGTCGGTGATGACGCGCTTGCTCCGGCCTTCGACGAGTTTCATGTCCGGCCAGTCGTAGCCGTCGAGGGCCTTACCGAGGGCGTAGTCCTCGAGGTCCGTGAGCCAGCGCTTGATGTCCTTCGCGGCTTGCAGGATGGAGACGGTCTCGAGGTCCGTCAGCGTCTGCTTCTTGCGAAGCGCCGTCTTTTCCGTCATGTACGCGGCCAGGGCCTTGCACCGCGGCCGGAACTTGCAGAACCGGCAGTGATCGCCGGCCTGAAAGTCGCCCTTGCCGTCATAGGCAAGCTTTGCAATAGGGATGATGGAGCGGCCCCAGTCGATGAGCTTCCCCGCGCTCAAGGTGTCCGTCGAGACGCTGTCGAGGCGCGGCTGGATGATGGTCATGTGGACCGTGTCGAACGCGTAGAGCATGCCGAACTCCTCGACAGCGCCCAGGGCGTAGAGCCGCATTTGGGTGTTGCCTTCGGCCGACACCGGGACGCCCTTGCCGTATTTGAGGTCGCATATCTCTAGCGATTTGTCGGAGACGATGACCATATCCCCCGTTCCGAAACCATCCGGAACGTAGGTAGAGAAATCGAGACGGAATTCGACGTGTACGACGGCGTCGGGCGACGCTGCCTTAGCTGCATTGATTTTCTCGATGCAGACGTCGACGTAGCGCTGCACCGCTTCCTTCATATCTTCGATGTCGCACTGCACTTCGGCCGGGCCACCGGCCAGATAGCCTTTCAGCGTCTTTTCGGCCAGGGCGTGGGCCTGCGTGCCCTCTTCGGCGTAGACGGACGTCGTTTCTGGCAGTTCGGCGTTGATCCGCGCCGACGGCGGGCAGGCCAACCAGCGCGATGAGCTGGATGCGCTCAGGATTGCATGGATACCGGGCATGTCATTCGCCTCCCAGCAGATCTAAGATGGCCGGCAGGAGCGGCCGCGTGACGTTGGTCACTTTGCAGGCTTTGACGTGGTTCTCTTCGAGCCAGCCCTTAAGCTTTTGTTTGTTGTCCGGCGATTTGTGCAGGAAAGCCGGGACGAGCTTACGGATCTTCATGACTTCCGCTTCCGTGAGCTTGTCCGGGTCTTCTGCGGGCTTCGCCGCTTCCGGCTTGGCCGGCGCCGGGGCCGGCGTCTTTGCAGGCGCGGCCGTAGTGGTTTCTTTCGGGGGTTCCGCGGCGGTGACCCCCGCAGGGTTGATGACGTCGCGCAGGCATTCGCAGAGGCAGTCCAGGCTCTTCATGAGCGCCGGCGATTCGTCGAGGGTGATGTGGATGTTGATGTCCATTAGTCTAGATCTCCTTTCTCTACGCTGGTCAGAATGGCCAGCAAGTCAGCATAGGTTTCAGCAATAGGGATGCCCTGGCGGGTGGCGAAGTCATATTCCGTCTGGCAGCCAAGGCTGCTTTCCCAGTCGCCGGTCATAAAGACCACGTCACATCGCGATTCCAGCTCTAAGAGGAGCTGCAGGTCGCGGCCGTAGTGGTCCGGGTCATAGGGCCGGCAGGTGACGCTGCGCGCCGGCACGAAGAGGGCTTCCGGGAGCTGACGGGCGTAGGATTTGCAGATCTCCCGGGCCCGGGTGACATTGGCGGCATCGCCGCCGAAAGGATGCGATACATAGATGATCGGTCTCATACTTCAGATTCTCCTTTGGTAAATTTCCAGGCCATGTACTGGCCATAGGATAAGCCCCGCGCACGGGCTTCTTCGATGCACAGTGCCAGGTGGCTCTTCGTTTTACGCCGCCGCTTTGGCGCTGCGCCCGGTTTTGGGTGCTTCTGGGGGCGGTAGCGGTATTCTATCGAGCTTACGCGGTGCGAATGTTTGTGCCCGCAGGCCATGGCGCCGTAGCCGTTCTTTTTCAGCGGCTTGCCGCAGTATACGCAGGTGTCGGTGTGCTGTTGCTTTTTAAACAACATGTACCGGTTGTGTACCTTCGCCCGGCAGTCCGGGCATTCGTGCAGCGGCCCGATCCGGTACGCGTGCTCGGTGTACGTTTTCCCGCAAAGGGAGCAGGTCAGCGTCATCATTTTTTTCATGGCTTCCGCCTCCAGTTCCGCTGGTTATCCCATTGCTTATACTTTTTCCGTGAGTAACGTTTACAGAGCAGTTTCGCGACCAGGATGCCGGACTTCGTCTTTTCCGGGTCGTCGCTATAAAGGTGCCGCTGGCACATCCGGGCGTGTACGCCCCGGGGCAGCAATATCAGATTGTCAAGAGAGCAGTTCGTCTTGTCGCCGTCCAGGAAGGCGAGAACGTGGCTTGGTGGTATCGGGCCGTGCGCCTGCTCCCACACCCAGCGGTGCTTGAATGTCATCTTGCGGGCGCCCGGCGGCTTGACGTGGACGAAACCGTCCTGATCGATGGACTCGTAGCCGGCAGGCTTCGTATTCCACGACTTTTGGCCCTTCTTGAACTGTGTAGCCTCCCCGCCGATATGGAGCCCTTTCATGCCTTTGTTCCAGGGCACGTTTCCTTTCGGGTACCGCCCGGTGAGGCCGCTGTTCATACGCCACCGGCTTCGCATGTTCTTGACCTGACCGAGTGTCAGGTGGACGCCGAACTTGTCAAGCAGCTGCTTCTGCTGATCCACATAAGTCAGTCCCTGGCAGTGGTCCTTGAGCCATTGATACTGCGCTTTCGTCAGCAGCGGGACACCGACGCCGGTCTTGCGGCCCAGGTGATATAAGTAATAGGACACCCGGGACGGCTTTATGGGGTAGCCGAAGCGCTTGGCCATCTCCGCAGCGAGATCCTTGGGCCTGCGGCCTTTATAGTTGGCTTGCAGCCACTGGGCCTCGGCGCTGCCTTTGCGCCAGATCTTAGTCATCGTCGTCATCCCCTGTCATGAGCATCTTTGGCGCCTCGGAGTCTTTGCGGTACATGCCGTCGCTCCGGGCCAGGGCGGCCTTGAGTACCAGGTTGCCCGTCGCGATGATGGACTGGCTGACGTCGATGACGGCGTCGGTCTTGCGGATTTCCGCATCAAGGTCTTCCCCTTTGAGGTCCGGGTCATCAAGGGCCCGGAGCCGCGCGAAGAGGATGTCGTTGAGTTCGCCTAAATCGTTCCGGTTCTTCATCTCGTCGCCCTCCCATCCTTGATGAGCAGCCGCTGGCCGGGATAAATATCCTGATCAGCGCGGAGATTGTTCACCTTCACGATATCCGTGTAAGCATCACGGATGTCCTGGTCGTCTTCACGGTACTTATCAGCGATGTCCCAGAGCGTGTCGCCGGGCTCTACGACGTAGTACGTGAGCTTGACGTCGGGGCTGGCCATGGCCTGCCAGCCGGCGTATCCGATGCCGAGGCAGAGGGCCGCGGCAAAGCTAAAAGTTAATATTTTTTTACGTGTTCGCATGCTTTTCAGCTCCTTCCAACACAGCCAGCAGGTCCTGGCCGTCGTAGCGCCGTAAGAATTCGTTCAGCGTGACCTTGCGGACACGCTTGTAATTACCGAACCGCAGCGTCGTCAGCAGGCCCGACCGGACAAGCCGGGCGACATTGGTCGGCGACGTCTTGAGCCGGGCCGACACTTCATCGAGCGACAGCAGACGGTCTGCGTCGTCTAGGATGATCCGTTCCTTGTTCATGTTCCTTCAGCTCCTTCATGGTCTTTACGGTATGCCCGCAAAGCCTTGGACAGATGGCAGCGCTTTTTCTTCGGCCGCTTAGGTGGCTGGTAGCGGATCAGCTGGCACGGCGCACCGCTCATACAGTCCCGATGGGCGGGCCGGTACTTCCCGTCGTGGAAGACGTGGAGATACCAGCCGCCTACGATGACCTTGTGGCATAAACAGCATTTCATTCGTCTTCCCCTTGGGCGGATACCAGGGTTTCCAGAATCCAGCGGGCGTAGCGGAACCCGTCGGCGACGCCCTGGTAGTAGCGGGCCTGCTGGAACAGCAGGTTCGAGCCCGTATCTTCTTCCCCTTGGGCGAGATTGTAGAAATCGACGGACATGTTCTCCAGCATGCTCCGGCGGCGGTCGTAGTTGTCGGCGAGATGGCCGACGAATTGCTTGAGGTCAGTTTTCATGACGGGTATCCCCCTTTCGATGGAGCTCGATAATCTGGTCATCCAAGGCGTGACTGGCGTCGTCCAGCATCTCACGCAGGCTGGCGACGAAAATCAGCCGCGAGACCGGTGACGCCTTTGTATCCGTCGCGATACGATACAACGCTCCGCCCATCGCTCTCAGGATGCCTTCGCTCGGTCCGGGGAGCGCGATGAGGGCCTTCGGCTTCGGGTCGCCTTTCGGCTGATATTTCCCGGCGAGGATGTAATCCACACCGTTCCGAGTCATGATGTCCCGGAAATTCTCAGCGGCCTGCCGGATTTCGATTTCGTCCGGTTCCGTGTTGCGGTCCTTTTCTCCGGCCGCGGCATCGTCGATGATGCCCTGCACTTCGTCAATGAGTCTTTTCGTTTCTTCATTCATTTTTCTCCAGCTCCTTTTAAATTACATGATCCAATCCTTGGCCTGCCGCAGGATGTCGTAGATCATCGCCGGAACGTTGTCCAAAGCGATGTTCACGTCGCGGGTGCAGTGGCTTTCGAGGTCCGTCACATTAACGGTGTTGCCGTCGTCGCTCAGACGGAACGCGAACCACTTATCATCGACGCCCAGGGCCAATTCAAGGTAATGTAACGCCGCCAGCTTCTTGACTCTTTCTTCCATCTCAGTCGCCACCTTTCGCCAGCAGGTCGCGGAGCATCGGGATGGCCTTCGGGGACCAGAGCAGCTGATAGCCGCTGTGGCCGCTGCTGGCAGTGTACGGCATCGCTTCGCTGAGCTTCTTCCCTTCTTCCGTCGCGTGCCAGTGGCCGCCGACGCTTTCCTGGAAGCCGATTTCCTTGAGCAGCGAGTTGACGCGCTGCGGGTTCGGGTTTCCCTTGTTCGTCAGGATCCCGATTTCCGCGGCGATCTTCGTTGGCGTGAGAAAAGATGGATTCGCTTCCGGCGGTACGAGCTTCTTGAGCGGCTCCGTATCGATGCCGTAAGCTTCGCCGACCATCTGCATCGAGGCGGTCATCGCGATGCCCTTCTTGACGTGGAAGACCTGGGCGATGGTATCGGCCGTATCGCCGATGTCCTTGACGGCGGTCTTGATCATCCGCGTCCGGTAGTGCGGGTTCGGGGTGATCTTGGGTAAGGCATACTTGCCGGCCTTTCGTATCGTCGGCAAGACGTCCGACGTGACCCAATGCTTGAACTGTTTAGCTGTCGGCAGTTTACTGGAGAGCACCAGGCTATATAAGCCTGATTCGTTGATGATTGTGGCCTTGGTTTTGTAATTAGAACCGGATACCTGAAACGAGTATGTGGTTTTGTCCTCATCATCAACATGCGTGGCAACTGCGTTGCTAGGATTTGAGTATCCTAATGCTGTCGCTACATCTTTGCCGACGAACCACGGTTCGCCATTTAGTGTGGTTGTTCTTACTTGCCCGAATTCCGGACTATTGAAAATTTTCAATTCATTCATAATCCATCAACTCCTTTTGTTTACTTTAGGAAACTTTACGGTTAAAAAAATATACATGACCAGAAGGCTGAAGCCGTCGCGGTTCATGTAATACATAGGATAGGTTTGCATGTTTTGTTCATTCGTGTAAGATGCTGTGAACGTACTCCCGCCTAGAGAGGCGGGAGCTTCCTGCTTCAACGAGAACAGCGCTACTGACTCCAAAGAGTTGCGGCGGCTTACACTCTCTCCACAGGCGTAGATTCCCGTGCGCCCCACGGTATTTTATGGATTACGTCAGGCAGATATCCGCCTGGCTTCTTCTCGGATATTTATGGCAGCGTTCTTATCGCGATTATGGTGACTGCCACATTTCGGGCAATCCCATTCCCTTACAGACAAGTCCTTGGTTTCGTGGTTCTGATATGCTCAACCAGGCAACGAAGGATTATCTTTCTTCTGAGCTTTCTTTGTAACTAGTTCATTAACGGTTGCATCTACATTTGTTTTATTTCTAATTTTCAAATCAAAAGGGCGATTGTTGGGCAATTGCCCTTTTTTTACGTGTAACGTAGCGTATAACTTATCCGATATATGATTTTCTTTTTTCGTCATGCTCCCGCCTCCTTCTCTTAGTCAATTCCTGTCCAGCCTTTATTGGCTGCATATTCGTCAAGATCTTGTTGGGCTTCGGCCAATGTTGTCCGCACCATCAGTTGTTTCATCCGGTGCCAGCCGCCACCAGGCTTTTTCTGATAGCAAATTGCATACGGTTCGCCACCAATCATTGAGATAGCCTGATAACGCCAGCCGCGTTGGTCTACGTATTCGTTGTAGTGCTTCATGCTTTCCCTTCCTTTACAATTCCAATGTCTTGCCGTGCTTTTTTTCTACTTCGTCGGCCCAACCGCGGACAATTTCCGTGGCTTTACTTTGCTTCATGGATGCTTCCAGGGCGTCCCCAATGGCGTACATGTACCCGCGAGCAATGTCGGCTTCTCCTTTCGCGCCTTCTTTGGTCCAACCGTTTTTGCCGGTTTTCGCCCATTCCTGGACGCAGATAGCGCGTCCCCATCTTTGCTGGAACCGGGATTTCAAAAGTTCCTTTTCCTTGCTCGTCATTCAAATCAACTCCTTTTGTTTACTTTAGGAAACTTTACGGTTAAAAAAAATATCCATGACCTCGTAGGTGCTCATATCTAAAACACGAATTATGGAACAGATTTCAGCTCGTGTGAATTCCGAAAGTCCTCTAATTTTCTTAGACCAGGTGGAGCTTGGCATCTGGATTGCGCCTAAGAAATCAGTCATAGAAAAACCCTTAAGCTTGATGAGAGCTAACAGCTTGTTGGCATTCACTGCTAACACCTCCTTTCGTTTCCTTTAGGATACTTGTATTATAACTTTCTTCGGTCTGCTTGTCAACACTTTAGGAAACTTTTACGCACTTTTTTGCGAAAACATTGCTTTTTGGAAACAAATATAGTATTATATAAGCAGGAGCTAAAAAAGGAGCAATCGACATGAAAGTGAATAAACTACTGGAAAGCAGACGTAAAGAATTAGGCCTGACTATGGAAGATGTCGCTAAAAAAGTTGGTGTCAGCAAAAGTACGGTTAAGAAATGGGAGTCCGGGTATATAAAAAACATGAGGCGCGATAAAATGGCTTTGCTGGCTGATGCCCTCCAAATATCGCCAATGGATTTATTAGGCGAAGATGTAGAGGATAGCCAAAGTTACTACGCAGATCCTGAAGTTGCGGCGCTTGCCGAAGAACTCCGCACAAACCCCAATCGACGTATTTTATTTGATGCCACGAAAAATTTAAGCAAAGATGACATCGACATCGTCCTGAATCTGATTAACGGCCTGAAAGCAAAGGAAGGTAAAAAATAATATATGTGTATTATATTGGTTTATCAGGACATGCCCTGCCACGTACGCGCGCTCACCAACGCTAATGACGATGGTAGCTATACCATAATCGTCAACGCGCGTCTTTCACTGGAAATGCAAAAATCAGCGGTATTACATGAGTTGATGCACATTAAAGGTAACGATTTCGATGCCGAAATACAAGCAGACTTACTTGAAAAGATGATGCATACCTGTGCTTTAGATGCAAATGTAGATGATTTCCAATTTTATGTAGCTGGTTGATTAAAAGGAGGCTTTTATATGTATGAGAAGGACTGTAATGAACTGATGAGCAGCACTGATTTGTATTGTGTGTCTTTAGCCGTCGCTCTTAGTAATCCGGCCGACAACAGTATTAGTCAAATAGCAATTGGCTGGATAAACGGCGATAGAATACGTGGCATTGTATTTAAAGTCCCCGACACTATGTCATTTCAACACTTCTGGGACACAAAAATCATAGGGTGTGTCAAGAGTTTTGTGTAAATCGATTCAATAAGCAACATCGTATTGCTGC